TGCTGGCAAGGCATGTTCCTGCGGGCTCAATGCGTGAGCAACGCAATACGCTACTGGAGCGTCTGGATCTGTAAATGAACCTCCACTTGTCCCAAAGGGCAACAAGATTAGGTCCAAATTCGCGCCCACAGCCTTCGTTTTGACTGTCGAGCCATCGTCCATAGTAAAGACGGGAAGAGTAGCATTCGGATGATACATAGTTATCAAAATAGGAGCTCGTGTTTGTCTTACGAATACTCCATCCCCTGTGTTAAGTATGGGGCTAGTTGGGTCGGCAGCAAAGCCACCGGCTAAATCAAATCCGACTAAGCTACAAGTTGTGTTTGCTCCGATCACTGTTTTGGGTTGTATCAGAGAAATGTCGTAAGCTATTTGAAGATAGCCAACGATAGCTGTGGTAGTGACTCCTTCCACAGCATAAATGAACTTACCTACATTGTTCAAATTGTCAGAGGCGCTTATAGGGCGCCTAATATACATCTGACTAGAGACTTTGGACATAAGAGCCTTAGGTATAGGCATTCTCAGGGTTTTCCATACTGGCCCTGAGACCGCCCCCACCAAACCCCTCATCTGTTCTGAGGAAGTTGGGAGAGAGGATGTGATATCCGGGTCGAAACCCATATAAATGGTGCCCGGTTGACTAGTAGCAGTCGCGGGAGTATATTCATAACATAATCCGCGCGGGTCAAATTTCTGGAATTGTCCACAAATCTGGGACAATCTGGGAAATGCTAACTCGTCCATTAGCATTGTTGTTTTATAATAAGGAGTAAATTTGTTGTTTGGTGCTGCTACGGTTTCAAATTGTTCGGTTGCGCGCTGATCGACGCTTTGAGTAGGTAATGTTCTCGAAGTAACCCCCTGCGCCACTGGTGCGGCGGAAGATCGAGAGCTAACAGCGATGTCGCGCCCACGTCTATTGCGTGAATTGTTAACTGTGTTACGCATAGAAGGGCGGGCGGGTTGCATCGTACGACTGCGGCCGGAATTTCTATTTCCGCCGTTTCCGTTGCCATATCGTTGGCGTTGGCGCTCATTAATGCGGTTGACCGCTGCGCCAATTCCAGTCGTAATTAAAGGTAAAAGTGCTTTTCCTATTGCTGCCATTGTAATTATAGAGGACCCAGAAATGTGGAAGGATTTAAGGATCATAATCCACCGTGGCTATCTGGGTAAAGCCAGGGTGGTAGAGGTGAGCTCCTATCTGTGTTTGCGACAATAGGTTGCCCATCTGCATTAATTGCTCTTCTGAAATGGAATAAATGTCAGCCAATTGCTGACTAAATGGATAGTATTTGTCTTCCTCAACCACACGGATTGCGCTTTGGATTTTATATCGCGTCTTATTGGCTATATAAGCCACTGCCGTGTTCTTAGATCGAGGGTTATTTAACCATCGGTCTATAAATTCCCGATATAAGGGGCAATAATAATATTGCTGTACACTCATTGCTAGAGCGTTTAAATATTCCGAGGAAGCTAACTTATAATCACTAATCTTAGTGATCGTGCGTGGATCCTTTAATGTTTTCCCGTATTTTATCAAGCGGGCTAAGCAAGGCGTCCAGTAATACCGCGAGGCCTTACCTCGCAACCAGTACCCTTTCAAAAAGGAGATTTCTCCTTCTGCCACTTGATTTAATTTTACTTTTAACCCCAAGTGTAAAAATTGTTCAGGGGTAATCATGGTAGTAGATATCACCCAAGCCCATGATAGAGCTGCGATGATTGAATTTCCTATAGTAGTATCAGGACCACCCGTCATACGCATTGGACGGGATTCATGCATGATAGTGACTTTCTCATGTTGTAAGTTCTTATGACGTTCAAACATCACAAAGGGCTTACTTGCACTATCATAAATTATTTTATAAATGCTGGG